GGCAAGGAGTTCCAGCATTAATCATAGCTTCAAAAACTCTTTCATCTTGACATAATAATGCTACACTTCCTACTTTCATTCCAAAGTCATATAATACTTTTGCTAATTTAATTCTTTCACAATTCATATCTCTATTAGTTTTACCACCAGATACTCCTATTCCAAATGTTTGAACTCCAGCAGATACTCCTGTTGCACAGACATCTTGACTTTGGGCAGAGAATGATGGTGCAGATGCAGTAGGTGGTGCTGATCTAATGTTAGAGTTTGAGGTAGAGTTTGTAGTAGTATTTGAAGATGACCCTGATTGGTAAGTGGTAGTAGCAGTAGATTCATAGCCACCCTCGATTGCAGTATTAGAACCTGATACATTTGATTGAGTAGAACCAGAATGTGCTGGTTTTACACATAAAGTTAATAAACAAAATAATACAATTAAAACTCCTGTAAAATAATAGTTCATAGTTGTTATCCTCATAAATTATTTTTTCTTCTTTTTACATTTACATCTAGGTTTAAATAAAGTTGTTACCCATAATATAGCATTATCTATTGCACCAAATACTGTGTAAAAAAACTTGTCCATTATATCTTAAACCCTTTTTTCCATGATTGAATTGCCCAGTATGCTGGAGATAGATTCTTTTGGCCTTTTACTTTAGCCAAGATAGGTCGGAATCTAGAAAAAAATGCTTTCTGCCTAGCTGGGATATTCTTCTTAATAGACATAGTTTTAGAGCCAAAATTAACTTTCTTAACTCTGCCTGTTCGTCTATCTTTTACAAATACTTTAAATTTTTTAACATCTCCACGAGATGGTTTGTTAAGTTTTACAGTTCTATTTTTATATTTAGCCATATGGCATAAATATCACAAAAACTTTAATTGTTTAAGTAATTTATACCAAGCTGTCTTGTATTTTTTATCGTGAGTCTTGTTATATAGATTAGCAAGACGATTTAGTTCTAATGTTATCTTTTGAAAAATCTTTTTCTCCATTCGTGGCAAACATAAGTATCTTTAACACCTTTAGAACCCCACCTACCGCAGAATGATCTTTTATTGCTGTATAATCCGCATGAGCCACAAGCCTCTTTAGACAAACTCTTTCTAAAAGATTGAGGTAGAGAATAATCTATTATCTCTCCATTAGGGTAAAAATTACTTCGTTTGATTTCCATTTTCTATTAGCTTTCTTAAATCTTTTGCTATTTGTAATGCTTTATTTAGTTTTCTTAAAGCTATATCTCTTTGAGTTTTAACTAAATCTAATTCCTCTTTTATCTTTTCTTTTTCTAATCTTAATTTTAAGTTTTCGTTAGTTCCTATTCTTTGATCTATTTCCATATTATCTCCTATATTAATGTTGAGTTAATTCTTTTTTCAGCAATTTTAAAATTATTTGGGTTTAATTCAATTCCAATAAAATCAATATTAAAATTTTTACAAACAACACCAGTTGTACCACTACCCATAAAATTATCTAACACAATATCTCCTTGAACACCAACAATTTTTAATATGTGATTTACCAATGCTATTGGCATTTGAGTTGGGTGGACTCTTTCATTTTTAGATATATTATGAGGAATATACCAAACTGAACTTAATGGGTCGTGTATGCCGGTTGCATCGTTTATATGAATATCATTACCTTTTGATAAATGATAAATAATTTCATAATCTAAATGAAATCTTGATTTAGTGCTATCAAAAGACCCAGCATATTTCCATATAATATAAGATTTAAAAATAAACTTTTGAAAACCATTGGTAAATTCTAGCCAATGTGGTGTTCTTAATGATTTATTAAATGTTTTACTTTTAATATTAAAAAATATTTGTCCATTTTTTTTAAGAACTCTATGGTATTGTTCAAACACACTATCTATAAAATCTGAATATAATTTAAAAAACAAAATATCTTTTGAATTACTTGTATAACCAGCACCAGATATATCTTCATAAGGTGGACTTGTTATAATTAAATCAACACTATTTTCAGGTATTGTTGGTAATACGTTTAGACAATCATCATTTATTAGTTTCATTTACCTTGTCCTCTATAATATGGTTTTTTACCAAGCTGTCGTCTGCGATTTTTGTTCATTGATGATGTGTTTGGACGTCTGCCAATAGAAGTGCCTTTATAAGTTTTTTCATAGACAACTACTTGTCCATAAACATTACCTTTTTTCTTCGCCATCTATTTCTTCAGCTTTAGCATCAATAATTAATGGTAATGGTTCAACAATACTTTGAGTCTCAATTTTATCTCTCATATTTAACTCGTTTTTAGAAAGCCAGATTAAAAGTTTATCATTACCTTTAAGTGCTTTCTGCCACATCTTTTTTCTTAAACTAGCTTTTCCAATGTTTTTATTTTCTTTTACTAAATCGGCATATCGTCTTTGTAGTGTTCTAGCAGATATTCCAACA